GAACTGCGTGATGTCGAGCGCGGCGTCTTGGATCGAGTAGGACTTGACCGTCGTCCCGGTGTTGAGGATGTCCGAGGAGAACGCCCCGAAGAGCGCGCCTTCGAGGAGCCAATCATAATCTGCCGGGCGCATCTCGACGACGATGTCGCCAGAGACCGACCGCTGGCCGTGCCGGTCGATCGACGGCATCCGGTCCGAGGTGATCATATTCGACTGCACGCGGGTCTTTTGCAGATCCAGCGAGTGCGTGTTGAAGGGGATCTGAGCATAGACCGGCGTCGCCGACGGGGTCGTGCCATAGGTGACTTCTGCGATGTAGGAGAGCCGGGTGCGGGCTCCTTGTGAAAACGGCATGATGAGCCCTCCTTATGAGCTGCTGTAGCTATACCACGAAATTGACACCGTGACGATATACCACGGCGCATCGAGAACGGCGACGCTGCGCTCGGCGTAGCGGAACCGCACCGCCGTTCCGCCAGACGTCAGCCCGGTGTCGACGGAGAATGCCGCGCGGATCGCGTCGGCCAGAGCATCAGCACCGGCTGGGCCTGTGCCTTCGGGAAGGTGCGCGGTAACTAGGAAGGATCCGTCGTGCCGGATCTGCGGCGACGGTCCCATGACCGCTGGGCGGCTGGTCACGGGGACGAGCGCCATGCGGACCCATGCTGTCCCGGTCGTCGGGACGAACTTGGTATTCTCCCAAGCGCGATTGCCGGTCGACGGGATCCCCGAGACGGTTGCGATCTGCTGCTCGAGCGCCGCGCGGATGTTCTGCATGACCGTCATGGGATCCCCGTCGCTCTGATGTTCTTGATCTCGGTCACGACCGCCGCCGCGATCGAGCGGGAGCGCGCGAGCACCTTCCGCAAGAACTGCGTGCGCGCCTCGACATAGATCGCGTAGTTTGCCCCGTTGAGCAGGTAGACCGAGCCGTCGAGGCTTGCCAGAGGCTCGACCTCCAAGGTGAGGCGCGCCATCGTAATCCCCGGCGCGCCCTTGACCTTGGTCGCCTCGCTCGAGGTGTCGCCGGGAGAGCTCGAGAGCGTCGGAGATAAGAACCACGACGCCCTGAGCCTCCCGGTCTTCACCGGCGTGCCTCGCACGACCTCAAGCGAGAGCCGGTTTAGGTATTCATTGCGCGCCTGCGCGACGGTGACGCCCGCCTTGGCTGCGAGCTTGTCCAGATCGACCGTGATCTGCCGAATGATCTGCTTGTCCGCCATCATTCCCTCGCTTGGCAGACGTAAGCGAGGATCGAGGAGCCGCTCTTGATCGTCTGCACCGAGACGATCCGGACGGCGTCACCCTCTCCGCGCAGCTCGTCGTTGATCTGCGGGGTCTTCGAGATCGCGCTCCCGTTATAGGTCGCGGCGATCACGGCCTTGCGGTCGCCGCGCTGCACGAGCGTGCCGTCGATGTCGCGCGCCGTGTAATTTAGGAAGATTGCGCGAACGGTCTCGTCGCTGTTCGAGCCGCCGGTGACTGTGCCCGTCGCTGGGTCATAGGTTCCGCCGTTGTTGATGCGGCGGAATGTAATGTCATAGCCGTGATCCCGGAGGAGCGCGACGACATCCTTTTGCATCTGCGCGCCGATTGCCATGATGGATCAATACTCGTCGAGGGGATTGCTAAATCGCGGCGGGTTCGTGAACTCTTCGATCCGGAATGCTCCGGGAACGCGGTCCGGATCTGTCTCGACTGCGGCCATGTCAGAAATTGACATCCCCCCAGCGTCTGGGACGCCGAGCCCGACGGATCCGAGCCGCTTGCTATCTTTTGTGAGCCGCACCGCGAGCTCGGCGTATTGCGCCGCGCGCTGCGAGTAGGACGACGAGACGCTCTCGACGCTGCTGTCGACGAGGCGCGCATATTTGCCGGAGAGTGCCCGGCATATGACCGCGCCCGCGACATAGACGTCGTCGGAGCCCTGCGAGAGCGCAAAGGCGATCTCTTCGTCAGTGACTTGCTGGTCGGTCGTGTCCGTGTCCCCTACGAGGAGGCGCACGGCATCCCGCCGCGTTGCTGCGCTCGTTGTGCCGGGCGCTCCCCCGTAGGTCCACGTCATGCCGCTGCCCTCGCCACGCTGCGCCGCTTGGGCGCTTGGATCGGGTCTGCGACGTTCTCGGCGAGCTTAACGCCGAGACCTTTGTTTGTTAGGTCGATTGCAGGGTTCCCGGGCGTGTAATGGCGGACCATTACTGCCCGGAAAAGGAGCTCGACCTTTTCGGCGGCAATGCCCAAGGCTTGCCAATCGAAGGCTTCGCCGCGCTCGAATGCCCGCCCGTTCGCATGGAACGGGCGGTAAGCGAAGAGCGGATCCGACTTCTGAAAAGTGCGATGCTCGAGGTACATCATGCGACGATCGCGTCCCAGAAGTAGCCCAGCGAGGACGAGACCAGCTTGTGATCGTAGTGAGCACGAGCGCGGATGACGTCGGTGTCCTCTTCGTCGCGACGCTTGGTGTCGACGACGAAACCATACTCGTTCGTCCCGCCCAGATAACCGGCCCAAGAGAACGTGTAGCCTGCTGCGGGGGTCATGATCCCCGGAGCTGCGGGACGGTAGGTCAAGAGCGCCTTCTTGCCCAGAATGAACGAGTGAGCGGCGGTGTCGCCCTCTGCTGCGGTGTTCTGGATTGCTTCACCGACGACGACTTCGTCGAGCTCGAAGATCTGCGCGAGCAGGTTCAGCGAGGCGATCGAAGGCTGCGCGGTGGTCGCGCCGCCGTTGAACCGGCCCAAGATCGACGGGTGGCCCACCAGCGCCGAGTAGACCTGACGACCGATCGCCAGCACGTTCGGCTTGATGCCGGTCGAGCCGAGGATCGTGTCGACGCCGGTGCGGATGTTGCCGATCGGGTCGCCCGAGGTCGTGTCCGACCATTTGATGACCTGACCTGCCGACGGGGACGAGGCGACGCCGGTGATGTCGGTCGCCCACAAGCCGGTCGTGAAGAACGACGAGGCGAACTCGTTTTCCTTCGAGATGAGCATCTGGTGCGTCGCCAGCTCGGCGGCGGCGCGTGCCGGGTCGTTGGCGGCGTCGGAGTTTGCGCGGACCTGATCCGGGATCGGGATCGAGACCCCGAACTCTTCGCAGAAATAGCTGTCATTGGAGAGCAGATAGCCCACCTCTGCCACGCGCGAACCGGCGGCGCGCTTCTTTGCGCCGTTGCGGTTGAAGTAGGAGCGATCGAACGTGAAGTATTTGTCCGACTGCTTCTGGACCGGCACGTTCTGGAAAACGCGCGAAGCGATGAAGCTCTGCGGGTTTTGCAGCAATGCCAGAGAGATGTTCGTGAGAGCTGCGTCGATGTGGAACGAGCTGACGGTAGGTTGCGGCATGATCTAAATCCCCCTGCCTTATGCTGCGCCGCGCGGCTGGAAGATCATCTCGATGATCCGCCCAGAAGCGCCGGTTTCAAGAGCCGTGCCGAGGATGATGTTCCCCGTCGTGGCGTTCGTTGCGGTCCCGGTGCTGGTCGAAGCGACCGGGCCGCCACGGGTGACCGCAGCGCCGCACAAGACCTTGACCTTGCCAGCGATCGCCACCAGAGCGGAACGACCTGCGGCTGCGGGTGCGTCTTGCAGAACGCCTTGCGCGATCGCGCCTGCGCCGGTCGGGTCGATCTGACCGTCTGCCGCCACCGAAACAAAGCAGAACTGCTTTGTCGAAAGATCCTGCCCAGCCTCGAGAGACACGCAGGTGATATTGTCTTGGACTGCCATTTAAGCCCCCTTTACTGAGCGTTGCGTTTGGCGAAGAGCTCCGCGCCGCGACCGGTGCGCGTCACGTCGGCGAATGCCTTGGCGAACGTCACCTTCTTCTCGACTGCGTATTCTTCGGCCATCTTGTTGAGCTCGGACATCGCATCAGTCTCTTCCGGTGCGACTGTGCCGAACTCGCGGGTCAGCTTCGAGGCGAGAGTGTTCGCGCCTTTCAGCATAGCGTGAGCGGCTTTGCGGACCTCGTCGTCAGCGATCGCGTCGACCGCCTTGAGAACCGCGCCCTTCATCGCCGGAGCGCCCGAGAGATGCGGGATCTCGGCGCTTACGCGCTTGACCAGCTCTTCGGCTTCCAGCTTCTTCGTTACTTCGGCCAGCTCGCCAGCCTGCTTCGAGATCATAGCGAGGACGCTTGCGGGAAGCGCGCTTTTCAGCACGGCCTCGCCAGAGACTTCGATGTAATCCTCGGCTTTACGCTTTTCGACGGTGACGGCTTCGTCGGCGATCTGCACGACGTAGCCCTCGGTCTCGAGCGACTTCACAAGTGCGTCGCGAGATGCCTCGAGGCGCTTGTTTGCTGCCTCGAGCTCTTCGAGGCGCTTCTCTTGATCGGACATCGAACGGTCTCCTTTGTCCAGATCGCCGGTCGGTCCGGCCCCCTTGCTGCGCCTCATACGCGCAACCTGATCGCGAGCTTCTGCCTCCGGCATCCCCCCGTCGATCAATTCTTGGATCTTCATGTCATCCGGAGCGGCGCGCTTGAACATAACGACGCGCGCTGCGGGGTTGGCGGGCTCGTCGACGAGCGAGAGCTCAATCAGCTCGAGATCTGTGACGTTAAACGGCATTGCGTTTCCCTATGCCTCCGATCGAGAACGCGGCCAGCTCGCCGCTCTTAACCCTATTCCATACACTATCGTCGTGCACTTTCATAGCCACGATCCACCCTTCGAGTGCAGAGTGCACGCCCAGCGCGTCGCCCAGCTCTTTGGTGAGCGGGAAGGAGTGAATGACCTCCCCGATCTGCGCGCCCTCGTGCATGGCCTTAGCGACGCGCACGTCGATCATAAAGCGATCTGCGGCCTTCGTCATAACGTCCGCCGAGATGATGTCGCCCTGCCGGTCGACCATAGGCTTCCCGTCGATCGAGACGACCGACGCCCAGCCCCAGACGATCCGCGCCTCGTCGTTGATCTTGATGATCTTCGCCGCGCGCTTCTCCATCGTCGCCTCCATCACGGCCTCGATCGCCGCGCTGACGACGCTTTCGATCAGCTCCGCCGCCGGGTTCTCGACCTCGGCCCCGTCTGGCCCGACCATGCCGGTCTGGCCGACGAGCTCGAGGTAGGCGTCATGGCTCTCGCCCGGCATATAGAACGCCTGCCCATCTGGGCCTTCGGTCATATGCGCGACCAGCCCGAGCCCGAGCTGGTGCGACCGCTGCACCGCCTCGGTGACCGTCGTGAAGACGTCGTCCGAGATCTGCCGCTTCTTCATCTGTTCCATCTTCGTCATCTCCGAGACTGAGGTTCCACTTTCCCACATCTGGCAAGACCAGTATCGCGCCGAGGTCTTGTCCGTTGCGGTGTCGCATGAATGCCGAGCGCGGAAATTGGCGCGCGCTTCTGGGTCGTCGCGCCGGATCTCCATGTCTGGATCGCCGAACGTAACCTTCTTGATCTTGTCCCCGGCGGTGACATAGACGCCGAACTTCTTGCTCGCGCCTGCCGGTAGGCGGAACGGCTTGTCGAGCTCGACCTCGCGGCCCTGATAGAGCGCCTTCTCGATCACCTTCTCGGTGTAGACGCCTGTCTTCGGATCCTTCTTGAACCCTGCGGCGTCGATCGCCGCATATGCCGCGCCGAACGAGCGACCCTCTTGATAGCCGCGCTTCATGCTGTCGTTGAAGACGCGCCGCCAGAGAGAGCGCGCCTTATCGGAGGGGAGGACGCGCTTGACCGGATCCGGGAGCGCGTCATTGCTATCGTATGGCATGGATCAGATCCTTCGGTAGGACGCGGGAGGAGAGAGCTCGCGCTGGGGGGAAAAATCGGCCAGAACCCGTGAGGGGTATCCCTGCGCTAGCAGGGTTCCCCTTGGGGTTCCACCCGGTGAAAGGTAGGGAGGAGAGGAGAGGAGAACACTATAGGGAAATCTGTCCTCTCCTCCTAGTTTTGGCGCGCCCTTAATCGACATCTTCGAGCCACCCATAGAACCCTGCCGAGACGGTCGCCGCCTTGTCCGTCGTGACGCGAAAACCAAGGATCGAGCCCGGCGGAAGTGCGGCCAGCGCGCCGTCTGCGAGCGTCGTCGTGTTGTCTTGGAGCTCGATCGTCCCCTGCCGGAAGAGTAGACCGACGTCCTCGAAGCGGTCGACGGTCCCGTCGAGGTTCCCGATCACCGACGCGACGAGCGAGACCTGCACCTTCGCCGCCGCGCTGCCCGACGAGGATCCCGCAAAGAGCGAGTGCACGATCAGGCGCTTGCCTGCGGGGACGCGAAAGGCGGTGCTGCGCGTCGCGCGCGCCTCGAGATCGAGGAGCTTGTAGCGCGTGCCGCTGTTCGTCACGGTGATGTTGCCGACGGCGTGCTTCTCGGATCCGAAGGTCAGCCCAGTGAGATCCCCGACCCAGCGCACATTTGTCGCCGTTGTCAGGACCGGCGTCGTCCCGTTGAGCGTCACGATCTCGCTCTGCGGGTTGAGATCCGCGTCGAGGTAATTGAACCGGAGCGTCCGGATCCCCGTCCCCGCCGCACTGTCCTGCGCGCTGGTCGAGACGAGCGTCATCTGCACGCCGCCGACCGGCGCGACCGACGGATCCTTCACCGTCGAGCCCGGCCAGACCATGATCTCCGTCACCGCGCCGCTGGTCGTGATCGTGCCGGTGACGCCCACCGACTGCGCGCCGTCCATACGACCGCGCGCGATCTCGACCTGCTCTCCGAGCATGAGCCGCCAGATCCGCTCGTTCCAATCACGCGCAGGGAGGATCGTCTTGGTGTAACCGTTCGTTGTCATATCGTGATGTCTCCGACCGTTAATTGTTCGACCGAGAGGCTGGGGACATTGAGAGGTTGTCCGCGCAGAACCGCCTCCTCCATCGCTTCGGGTAACCGCGCGTAAAGCTGTGGGGAGACCATACGGCAATCAAACAACGTGCCGAACGTGTTTCCGTATGCAAGCGCCGCCGCGTTAAATCTCTGTTCTCTTGTCATTTTAGCGCCTCGTTCACCAGCTTCTCAAATGCTGCGGTTGTCCGTGGAAACATTTGCTCGAAGAGCGCGATCTGCGTCCTGTTCCCGCTCGTCCACGCCTCAAACCAGTTAGCGAATAGCTGCTTGGGCGTCCCTGTGCCGTATTGTAAGATCTGAAGTGATGCCGGAGAAGGCGCGACATACTGGGGGATCTCTTTGGTGATGCTTTTCGCTGCTGTGCGAAGCAGATCATCCCCAAGGGTTTTTTGTTTGTCCCAGTATAACTTGACGTCGTAATACTCTGTTTGGCTGTGCGCGTAGAAGTAAACGACGCGCGAGCCGGTCGCTGCTCCTAGACTGTCCGATAACCCAGCAAGCGGGCCACCCGCGGGTCTGCTAAAGTCTGCGCTGTCCATCAGATAGACGTGATCCTTGACATCGTAGGAGGCGATCAACGCGACGATCTGCTCGGCGTTCTGCTGCGCGTCCCCGGACTTTGCGCTCGGGAACACGGCCTCAAACTCTGCGCGCGTGCCGAGCTTGCGGTCTGCTAGGAGCTGATCGATGTGAGCCGATTGCGCCGCCTCTTCGTCTTTCCCCGCTTTGCGCGCCGCTCTGCGGATCCGGCTCAAGGTGCTCCACGCAGCTTGTCGCGCATCTTCTGCCACGCCGCGAAAAACATCGTTTACCGGCGCGGAAACTGCGCCGCGAAACACCGACTGAGGATTAATCCGGGAGTTTTTGTCAAATATCTCCTCGGCGTCTTGCGCGATCTCTTTATAGGCAAGGCGTGACATCCCCGCGCGGTTGTGGGTTTTGCTGATTGTCATCCCGCTGCGTTTAGCGAACTCTCGTTCCATAACGTAATCAATGTGGTGTCCGTATTCGTGCCGCATTATTGCCTGATAACCAGAGCTCGCCGTGTCGCGCTCTGTCATAGTTATCTGGGTCGTCGGGCGCTTTAAGATGTCGCTCCAATCATCCGAATACCAAGCGCCGCCGTAGTCCTTTTCTGTGAGGCTCAAGAACCGGACGCCGCCTAGACTGCCGAGCTTCTCGATGATCGCCATGCGCGCCGGATCTGTCTCCATGAACGCCGGTGCGACGTTGAAACGCTCGTCCGCGCTCTTGTTCGCCCAGACCCTCCGCCGTCTCTCTTGATCCGTGACCGCGAGCACGGGTGGAGCACCTACTCGAATAGGTGGAGACGGCGGGGGCGGCGCGACGATCGCTCCCGGGGAGGACGGGAGCAGACCGCGAGAGATGATGCGCGCGAAGACCGCGCACCGGCATTGGATCGTGTTCGCTGCAAGCGCGCTGGGGTCGCCGGGGTAAAGGATCGGGCCGAGAGGGCTCGAGAAGGTCTCGGCCTGCCCGACGCCGCGCGGGTTCATCGAGGGGATCTGCATATGAGCGTCGCGAACGTGCCCGTCGTTCGTCGTGATCCACGTCCGGCGGACCTGCCGAGCGTCGATCTGCCCCTTGTTGATCATGTCCTGAAAGAGCTCCCACTGAGCCCCCTGCACCGCGCGGATGCTCTCGGTGCGCCCGATCACGTTCGCCCGGTATTTTATATACCGGTCACGGTAGCGGTCCACCAGCGACCGGACCTGCGCGTCGGTGAGCGCTTTGTCGTTGCTGATCGCACGCGCCACTGTCGGATCGCTGCGCCGGTCGCGGAGCTTGCGCTCGAGCACGGTCGGGTCCAGCGCGCGCAGCATCCGCTCGTAATTGTTGACCGCCGCCTCCTGTCTCCGCGTCAGCCCGATCGAGCCTCGGATCCGGCGCGCGATCGCGAACGGATCATCGCCTGCGGTCGTGCCGGATTGGATCACCTGCCGGATCGTGTCGCGCGTCGTCTGGTCGATCTCGCGGATCCGGGTCGATGTCATGGTCAGCGCGAACTGCTCGAGGCGCGGGTTCAGCCCGACGCGGATCTCGAAGTCTTCCTGCGCGCCGTTCACGATGCCTTGCGTCTCGCTCGTCGCCTTCGTCCCAGCGATCACGGCCTGCTGTATCGCCTGCCCGTAGGGTTGCCACTCGGTCGAGGTGAAGTGCCCTGAGAAGGCGTTCTCGAGCGAGGTGTAATCCCTACGCTCGAGAAGCCGAGCGATGGTATCTGCATGAACGCGCACGCGGATCGTCTCGATCGCCTGAATGAAGGCGGCTGCGATCTTCGGTTCCATGCCCTCCGCTGCCCTCAAGAAGACGGCGACGGCATCCGAGCCGGTCATCTTGAGGAGCGCGATGTTCATGCGGCGACGTCCAGAGCTAGGAACGAGGGGGTCTCGGCGGGGAGCTTCTGCTTGAAGTCGGTGTAGACCTGACGCAGCGGAGCGTCCCCGGGGAACAGGTCGAACGCCTGCCGCACGCCGTCGAGCAAGACGCGCACATAATCATCGCCGAACCGCTGCATCGAGGTAATGGCCGAGGGCCGGATCCAGCGCGCCGTGCTCATCTCGACGAAGTCGCGCTCGAAGGCGTCGCTCTCGATGTAGTCCTGCCCGTTCGTGACGGGGATCTGCAAGCCGGGGATGTGCAAGATCATGGTCTTGCCGGACATCGACGCCTCGATCGCGTAGATGTTCCAGATGTCGACGTCGATCCAGATGTCGCGGGGGTAGACTTTAAACCTCACTGCGGAACTCCTGTATCCAGAGGTTGAACGGGCGCGGCCCCGAGCAGATCGGGATCCATTGTCTTCTCGGGGAACCCGGCTGCGCGCCGGATCGTGTTCTCGGTGTCGTCGTCGGGGAAGAGCGGCATCCCTGCGCCTGCGATGTCGCGCACGAACGCGCCCAGCTCGGCCAGATCCACCGGCGCGATGTCACCGAAGGTGATCGACGGCATCAGCTCAGGGTCGAACCCGTTGAGCTCCCAGAGCCGGGTGAGGAGCTGTCGGTTTAGCACCGACGAGATCGCCTCTGTGTAACCCGCCGCCGCTGCTAAGAAGAGATCGGTCTTGCTCTTCGAGAGCGCGAAGGATCCCTTGTCGCCGCTGCCAAGCATCAGGAAGTCGGCCAGCACCGAGCGCGCGATGTTCTGCTGATGCCGCAAGATCACCTCGCCGGTCGGGATCGCGCGCGTCCCCTTGGCGGTCACGAGGTCGAATTGCACCATTGGGATCGAGGTCTTCGAGCCGTCGTCGTTCTCGTAGACGTCCGAGGGGATCAGGATGAACCCCTGATCGTTGAACTTGACGTCGCGCAGGATCTTCTTGAAGGCGTTCGTGAACCCTTGCTGTGCTGCTGTCGCACTGTCGGCCAGATATTCGGACGGGATGCGCCCGACGGGTATCCCGTTCATCTCGCGCTCGACCGCGATCGCCTCGATCATCTGGATATGGGAGGAATAATGGTAAGACGTGAAGGCGTTGCGAAGGATCGAACGCCCGCTCGGGTCGTTGTTGATCGTCGAGGTGCGGAAGTGCAAGAGCTTCTCGATCGGGATCTCGACCGATCCCATCTTGAGCGTGAGCGCCGTCTGCCGCACGCCGGTGATCGCGCCGTTCGCGTCCGTCAGGAAGCGGTCGATCGTCCACTGGGCACGCGGTGCGAGCTTCTGGATCCCATAGCGCCCGTCATCGAACTGCGAATAGCGCGTCGTGTCGCTCGTGTTGCGCCCACCCCTGATCTTGTAGACGACCTCGAAGACCGAGAACCCGAAGGGGAGGAAGGTCAGCACCTCGGCGAGGAAGTCGTCGACCGTTCCCTCCATGTCCTCGAAGCACTGCTCGACGAAGAGCTTCGCCTCTTCGGCCTCCGGGCTGTCGTTCGCCGCCTCGACGCGGAACTCTGCCGCGCGCAGGAGCATCTCGAACGCCATCAGGATCGCGCCGATCACCGGATCGTTGTCCTTCATCTCGCGGAACGTCCGCGTCGCGTTGAGCCCCCTGAGCTTAGGGAGAAACTCGTCCGGACGGAGCTGGTCGTTCATCCCGTAGGATCCAGACGCCCCCAGCTCGCGGGTCGCCGTTGCCTTCTTTGGTGCTTGTGCCATCAGCTCGGCCTCGCTCTATTGCCCACATGATCCCCGACCACGAAAAGACCGGTCTTTTTCTGACGCTTAGGTGCTACTGCGTTGAATGCAGAGCTCGCGGCGTCCACCTGATCCTTATACACGCCTCTCGGGAAATGTCGAAGCTCTTCTATGAAGTCTCTGTTCCAGAGACCGGTCACGATGTCGACGTTCCCTGCCTCGACCTGCGCCGCGAGCGGCTCTGCTCTGGTCTCTTTCGACCCTGTCTGCGGCTCGATCCGCACGCGGTAACCGGCGAGCCGGACGGTGAAGTCGCGCGCCTGCGCCTTGCCTGCTTGGCCCGGATCCTGCGGGATCGAGATCGGGACGTCGTCCCCGTCGATCTCTGCCGTGTCCTCGATGAGCTTCCGCACGCCCTCCGGCCCGACGCGCTCGCGCCGGACCCCTGCGATGATGACCCGACGCGCTGCCACGCGCCACCCGACGAGCACGCCTGCGGTGTAAGCTCCGCCGCCGTCGGTCGCCGCCAAGTCCCACGCCCTGCACCAGACGATCTCCTCGTCGTGCGGCACGGCGTCGATCGTCTGGATCTTGTCCGCCTTGAAGAGACCGCCTTCGCGCGGCGTCGGGCGCTGCTCGAGCTGGGCCGAGGCGGCATAGATCCCGAGCGTCGTCTCGAGCTCTGCCACGGCGCGCGCCGAGAACCGCTCCGGCCACATGAGATCGCCGGGCTCGGTGCGCGGATCCTTCCAGCCGATCGAGGTCGTGCGCGCCCTGCTTGGGTCGTAGTGCATGGGGATCAGGAGGTGCTCGTAACCCTGCTCGATCGCCGCCGCTGCGACGTCCTCGTGGTGCACGCGCTGCATGATGCAAACGAACGAGCTGCGGTCCAGATCGTTGACGCGGCTCGGCACGACCTCGCGGAACCATTGCAGCGTCTCGCTGCGGATCGCCTCGCTCTCGGCCTCGAGCACGTTGTGCGGGTCGTCGATGACGAAGACGTCACCGCGTTCGCCCGTCGCGCGGCCTCGGACCGAGGTCGCCATCATGGATCCGGTCGAGGTGTTGGCGAAATTGACCTTCTGCGCCTGATCGTCGGAGAGGCGGACGTGCGGAAAGAGCCGCTGGTAGAGAGGGCTCTCGACGATCATCTTGGCGCGCCGGTTGTCCCGGGCGGCGAGCGCCTCGGCGTAAGACGCGCCGATGTAGCGCAGCGACGGCCCCGAGATCCAGCTCCAAGACGGCCAGAAGGCGCGCGTGAGGAGCGACTTCATCGAGCCCGGCGGGACCGTGATCAAGAGCTTGCGGATCTCGCCGCGCGTCACCGCCTCGAGGTGCTCGGCGATCGCCTCGATCGGCCACCCAGTGACGAGCTTGCGCCCGGGCTCGAGCACCGGCCAGAACGTCTGGGCGAAGTAGAGCACCGAGCGGCGACATAGCTCCGCCTCAATTAAGTCTCGGTCCGCCGTCGTGATCTTCGGGAGCTGCATGGATCATCGCCTTCGAGAGCTCGAGGAGCGTCTCTGTTGAGAGCTGGGAGAAGTCGACCGTCTGCACCGGACCGCCGTCCGCGCCGGTGACCTCGACCTTCTGGGTCTCGGACCAGCGGAGCTGGGCCTTAGTCC